CACACCGTCAACACCCTTGGGTCCCCGGAGGAACCCAGGTATGCCTTGTGCGCAAACATCCCATGTGGACTTCAGCAAGCTATCACGCCAGTAGCCGTTATCGCTAAGCTCACTCACCCTGTTACAAAAACTAAGGCGAGCGGGTCCAACGAGCGGTTTCCTAACGTAAGGAGGTGTAACGTTTACGCCTGAGTGAAAGTGTCCACCGCAGCTTTCCCTGAAGGGTCCGCTGTAGTGGGTTTTCTTCTCATTCACCGCGAAGCCACAAAAGTCAAGAAAATCGATGACCTGTGTAACGCACGATGAGGGGCACACGATATCATCACCGTATGCCCTGGCGTATCCTGAACATGCTCGAACAAGACAGTAAAAGATCGCTGTCTCAAGCTCAAATGTATACCCATTACCCATTGAGGATATTTTCTCATAAGTAACCATCGACCCGTCCGGAAGGACCCCGCATGGGGACCTAAGGGCGAGAAGGTGTTTGAGCACACACTGAGGGACGAGCAGTTCAACTAGAGCCAACGACACAGTGTCGCTGGCACCCTTCAGGTCCACAGTCGCAAGAAATCCATCAAGGCTACCCGCTCTCGCGAGCGCCTGATTTACTTCCTGCGCATTTCCCCTAAGGAGACCAAAACACCTTTGCAACCGTCGGCGGATTGCTCCACCAAACCCCAATTGGAAAAACATATTCCAATCAGGTTCAATTGCTATGGTGCGATCAGTCTTAGCGTTTTTCGGAACAGTCACCACCTTATTGCCCCGAACAATGATCGGATCAGCGAACTTACGACCCGACCACTGCTCAAAGGCATGCTTATAAGGTAGTACTGGCTCTGACATGTGGGCAGCTTGAACCCACTTGTTCTGTGGTGTCGCATTGAGCCGTCGCATCGATGTAGATGCTCCGGGCCCCCAATAGCAATGCTGAACTATCTCATCGAGATTAAAGCCCTCGAAGAGACGCTCCATCAGTGACGCAGCGCAGCGGAGCCAGGACCGATACCTTTCGGGAATCGGCCGAGACCACGCATCACAGAGCCTTCTGTTGGATTCAGCACAACGCTGCTCATACTCGAAGAAAGCGGACAAAGCCACCTTCTCTCGATCAATCCCAGTATTAAAGGGATATTTCGACCACACTTCTGCGCGCCAGTACGCCGTCCTGAATTGTTCAGGACTTAAAGCATCTGGGTCGGGTAGGGGGGCGTGGATGAGACCGTCAATATCATTCGGGTTGAACCCGAGTGCCACTGACATCTCATTGAGTACGGACATCGTTACATCACTACGTGTCCACCTAAAGGAGCCTAGTTGGCTTTTACCCTTCATTTTCATGATCACTCCAGGGAGTTATATCACAACGAACATATCGTAATTTGTACGCAGACCTCACGGCCTGGCACAGAACCAGCAACGGTGTCAGACCGCCATCAAGAAGACGGCTGGATCAGACTCTCAATCGACGCGTTCCACTGCGTCGTGTTAACGAGAGACTGGATCTGATCGTTGATGTCGACACGTTCGGCAGCAGTCGCTCCTGCCGGGATAGTGACCTCGATCTTCACATAGAAGGTTCGAAGCACGTCTCCCGAACAAGCGCAATCGCTGTCAGCGGTGGCCACGATGGGCCTGCTCAAGTTCCACTTAACGACGCTGTCGCTCTTGCCAGTCCCCGAATTCACTTTCGTGGTCAGGTAGGCAAAACTGGACGGCACTCCGCCACTCTTCTCAGAGTAGACGAACTGACCGTTCTGATTAAAACCGACATTGTCGTAAACCAAGCTATCGAGCGTGATGGACATTATTGTGTCTCTCTGGTTAATACCAGCGTTTGAACGCTTGAGTAAGCAAGCTAAGACCCTGCGCGGCTTTAGACCACGAAGGGAGCGGATTTACTGCCGGTCGCGTCAAAACAGACGACGGATACGACAGTAGATAAGCACGACTCATCCGCCCTTTCTCTAAAGACCCAGTTGCCTGGAGCTTCACAGTAGAGTTGGATGACGTTGACCGGATATCCGTGTAGACGTCTTTCATCCAGGCCGTTTCCCACCCTTCAACAAAGAAAGGAGAAAACTGCGCAGA